AGGGATGGTCTGGCACCACCATATACCAGACCGTTTTCTTTAAAGGAACTAATGTTAAAAGGCATCTTTTACTCCTGTATTTGTATCTATTTAGTATTTATATTAGAAGCGTCCGACGACTTCAGAGAATTGTACACCAGTTCCAACTGCTACGAAATTCAACTGAATGAAGTTGATAGAACGAGCTGGTTTGATATAAATGTCTCCAACAAATTCGTTTCTATCAATTACATCAGGAGTGTTGTTTGTTTCATCACATACAACTAAGAAATCTGTAATACCACGACGGCCTTGAACAGTTCTGAGGTATGGTACAATTAGATTCTTAAATTGTGATCTAGTAAATGCATCGTTAAATTCGAAGAGTGAGAATTTAGCAACAACAGAAATTGCTTTTTCAAGTACAATAAACAATCTACGAACGTTGATTCTATCAAAAGCACTTGGTTTATTTAGTAGAGTTCTATCACCAAATAGAATAGTGCTTTGACCAGGGAAAGCAACTACTGGATTAACACCATTTGGATATATTAAATCTCTTTCTGCTTTTCTTGGATTGAATGGTAGTTTAATAATATTTTTAATCTGGCCACGATTAAATCCAGCTGGAGAGAACCAAGGATCTCTTGTTTGATCTGTTCTTACACAAAGACCAGCAACATCACCGTTTAATGGAATATAACGATAAAGGTCGTTGTAACGGTCATACATATACTTATAACCAGAATCCATAATACCATATGATGAGCTACGAAGAACATTTCTAAAGTTTACAAGAGACTCTGCTTCATTTCCATAGTTATTTAGAACTTTACTTTTATCTGGAGAAATAAGAACAACACAGTCTTTTCTAATTTCGCAAATATTATCAATAATATAATTTGCTAGTTGGAAGTTTTCAATTGTTTCGCCACCAGATACTGTTGTACCTCCTCTTGGTTTGCCCTGCATAATAAGTGAAATATCAACATCTTCTGAAGATCTAAATTCATCATATGCTTCCATTAAGGTTGAAACAGGAGTAAGTGCTTCACTCTTACCATCTTCACCTAATGTAAAGTTATAAGAACCAGGAGTTGTATTTGAAGCAGATTCAAGACTAATAGCAGTGTTTGAAACTGCAGTTGTTCTGTCATTTGCCCACCAAATATAATTTGAAACATCATTAATAACTTCTTTATAATAATTTGTAGCACCATCATTATTAACTGCATCAGATGCTCTAGAAAGATTCTTAAATGTTTCTAGAATAGAACCAGGAGTTCCTGTGAAACCACCATCTTCATCAACAACTACAACGTGCATTTCATCATTTGCAGAAGTATTACCATTAAATCTTACAAAGTCAGATTGTCCTGGTGCTGTATCAATAACATTAAAGAATTCCCAATATCTTTGAACTTTGGTATCAACAAAATCTTTTCTTAGTCTATATGGGTCTTCAAATCCAAGAACAACTGTATTTGTATTACCAGTTAAAGTTCCAGAAGTATTAGAAGCAACATATGAAATATCTACTGGTGAACCAAAAGGTGTAGTTGAAAGTTTAACACCCGCTGTGTTTGCTTGAACAACGTGATATGTATCACCACTAGTTAGACCAGTAATTTCTGCATTACCAGCAGCATTTGCATAAACAACAATATCACCATTTGTATATGGGTTAGAAGAAATGGTGATAAAGTCAAGAGCACTATTTACAACTGCACCCGAAATAGAAATTGCAGAAGTATTAACATATGTAGAATTTACAGTCTTAGATTTTAACTGTAGATACTGCTTTGAAATAGATGAGTTACCAGTAAGGATTTGATCTCCAACAGAAAGTTGTCCAGCTACTGCAGCTGCAGAAGCATTTGAAGTTCCTTCAAACTTGATTGTTGCTGTATTTGAACCAACTCTAAATTCAACTGCAGTATTTACTGTTGAGTTAGAAAGTGCAATGTTTGAAGAAAACCCATCAAAAGCATCGCAGACAGAAACTCTTAAATCATTACCTAATTTACCGGGATACTTTGCTACATAAAGAACATCAGCATCAAACTGTCCATCTTTATCATCATATCTTTGTTCGTTTAGAACAATCTGATTTACAAGGTTTGAGACAATACCGTTTGAAGAATCTGTTTGAATAGCAACAGCTGTATAAGTTGTTTCTGGGTTTGCAAAATAAACTGATATTGTATCGTTTGCTGCTGCATTTTTACTAAGAGTAAATGAAGAAGAGTTTACTGCAGTAACATTTACTGATTTACCAGTAGCGTTAATAACTGTAGAATTACTTGTCTGTGTTACATACATACCAACAGAAATAGCAGTTGTATTTGATGCAGTGAAAACAGCACCACCAGAAGCAGAAGTATTTGCTACAACACTATCTACTTGTGGAGTAGCGCCATCTACATCTGCTGCACGAGAAACATATAGTCTATTACCATATGCTAAGAAATTAGCAGCAGTAAAAAATGTTTCAGCATTAAAATTTGTTGGCTTACCAAATCTTGAAACTAAAAGATTTTCTGAATCAATAAGAACTCTGTCTTTAATTGGACCCCAACGAAAGACACCAGCAATGGCACCATCTGTAGTGGCTACTGCAGGCACTACAGTTGTTAAATCAATTTCAGTAATATTAACACCTGGGCTTAACTGAAATGGCATTTTATTCTCCTTTACGTGGATTGATTACGATATTTTTTAGTATTTATTAAAAGTTGATTTTCAACGAGTCATTAAACATCCACGCATCTGGATTTATCTCTTCAAAAGATTCATCATAAAAATCTTCACGCCCATCAAAAATAAATCCAAAAGGAGCTAAATCTTGCTCAATATCTTCTTCAGTTTTTTCTCTTAAAGACATAAGAGTATTAATATCAGTGTATTCTTTAAAATAATCTTGATCTGATAACCAAGCAAATAAAACCAAACACATTACCAAGTCATCGTGTTTATTATGTTCAGCCTCATATGATTTACCTTTTTTAGAAAAGGTAGAAAGTTCATTAATAGTATTAAAATCATTTATTATTAATTGATTTTGTTCAATTAATAATTTTAATATAGAACAACCAACAGATTTTACAATTTTAGTTGTTCTGATACCTTTATCTATTTCTCCTTTACCAAATCCACCTGTAATTCTTTTACCACTTCTACCAGCATTTTCAGTAAAAAGAATATTATCATATCCTAAATCATAATGAAGTGAATGTGAAACTTGTTCGCCAATATCATTAATTTCTACAAGAACAGCAGAATCATTATAACCTCTTGCTACTCCATGTATCATACTAGCATAATCAACAGGTGAAATAGCATTATTTCTATAAACACAAACTTGTTGATAAGGCATAGATGTAACATCTAAAACTTGAAATGCAGAATAGTCTAGTCCCTTACCACGAGAAACATCACATACTGTTATATATGCATGTTCTTTTTCTGCTTGTTTATATTGTGTAAGACCTTCTTTGTCAGACACAGGATTCATATGAACAAGTTCTTTTAACTTCCAACCAGCAATCAGTGTTCCAGATGAACCAAGAAATTCACATTCATATTCTTGTTGAAACTTTTCAATGTCAAAGTTCATAGCAGCAAGGGTTTCATCTTTCCATTTACCATCACGATTAGGAACATCTTGCCACATAACTTTCATAAAGTTATATTGATTCCTTTTTTGAACAGCATTTACCCATATACTATAGAAATGATTTAAACCATTTGGTGTTGAAACAAGAACAATTTTAGTTTCATCACCCGAAGAAATAGTAGGGTAAACAGAAGTAAAGAATTCATCCCATCCTTCAATAAATGCTGCCTCATCAATAAACAATAAGTTAATAGCATAACCACGAATAGCACTTGAAGATGTAGCAGCAGCAATAACTCTTGAATTATTTTCTAATTCAAACGAACCTTTATTCCATTCAGTTACACCCTGTTGTAACCATTTGGGTAAATGTTGATAAGCAAGTTGAATTTTACCAAGAATTTCTCTAGCAGTATCACCTTTGTTTGCTAGAAGTGCTACCGTTTTTTCTGAATGAAATATAATGTACCAAAGAATAAAACCGCAGGTGGTTGTAGAATTATGAGTTGGTATAAAATGTTTTGAGCACAAAAATAAATGATTATCACTTTCAACCACTATACATTTTGTTGGAACAGATTCTACTTTTTCAATTTTTCTAATAAATCTAGAATTTATATATGATGATACTTTTATTTCTTCTCTTTGTTTATCTAACTTTCTGGAAAGTTTAAATATCTTAAATTTAGATTTAGGACACTGAAAATATAATCTAGCAGAATTTGTTTTTTTATACTCTTTTCTAAAAACTTTAAATCCTAAACTACATAATAGTTCGTAAACATCTTCAATTAATTGTGGATATTTTGAATATGATAAAGATATACAATTTTGACCATTTTTCTCAACCCACCCATCAGTGTCCATCAACCCTCGTAAAAGTTCTAATCTATTTTCAATGCTATTAATTAAATAATCTGATGGAATATGTTTATTTTTTAATAAATTATATTTTTTTAAATCTGTATAAAGGTTATACATAGTTCCAAAATATATACCATCATTTTCTTTTCTATGTGATTCTGAAAAACTATATGGTATATATTTTTTATATTCCAATAAATCATCAAAAATACAAGTTAATCGTCCGTCTGCTGATGAACCATCGCCTAACCACACACCTAATGTATATGGATCAATTTTTATTTCTTTTTTTGGATATTGAACTGGTTCTGATACTTTTATTGAAAATTTAGATACTTCTTTATTTCTACTGTCAATGAAAGTTGCAGATTCATCGAATATTTCTTGAGTTGTTAAAACCACAGGGGTTTTGTTTCTGCCTTGTTTTCTAACTTCCCATAAATGTTCTGCATCAGCAACAACAGTCGAACCATCATCAAAATATAGTTTATAACAATCGTGATTATTGAAAATATCAGAAATTGCTGATACTTTTATTGGAATACCTTTATCAGAAAAAACATAATCACCAACTTTTAAATCACCCATTGTTTTCCATCCATTAGGTGATGGAATTTTGGTATCTAATGGTAATGCTTTTCCTGCTTGTCTAGCAGTTGTAATAATATTAAATCTATTATCCTGAAATCCACGAATCATTTGTTTTTGGTAGTCATATAGATTAAAGTTTACAAGACCCTCATT